TTATATTTGCTAAAACATTTCAAACTTAATATACTTAAATCCCCAGTTGAGATAAGTAAAGAGTATGGACAATGTTTAAATACAATAATACTATTGTATTATAATAACAAGGCTGATGTAGAAGAACTGGTGACTTCAAGCAGATATTTGTACATGAGAGTTCTGCAACAGTTCGATTCGGACCCTTTTAAGTATGCTGAGAGACTACCTGATGTTCTTAGAAGTAGACTGTCTGTTTACATGCTGAACAAAGTTATAGGAATAATGAAATTCTATAGAGAAGAGAGACCATATCGCAGATCAGTGAGAGTTAGGAGACCTAGAGAACCTGAAGAGGTGGATCCTTGGTTTCCAGATAATGATAAGCTAGAGGAATTTAGGTATTTTAAGCTTAGGAGCTTATTCCATGATGGCCCATTAGAGTTTGAGCAGTTGGTTGATAGTTTCTATTTTGGTTATGTAATTTCAAAGACCAAGGGGAGAGCTGGTGATCGCAGCTTCAAAATAGTTTCAAAAATAGCAAAAGAACATTTCTGGTTTATGGAAAATGTCATGGAGAAAAAAGAGCTATTGTGGTCATTGAGAACAGATCCCATGAGACACACTTGGAATCCGGCTCTATTAAGATCACTAATAGACCTCTGGCTTGAGAAGAAGAAAACAGAGGATGGCACACAATTTCAGAAAATGCTGAATGAAAAACTACTGCAGACAGTAGCACGACTTGACTTTCTAGATATTGCAACCCTTAAGGCTAGCGCAAAATATCATGATAAGGAGTGGTTGAACATGAGGGATAGCAACTCAGCTGGCAGACAAAAAGTTAAGGAGATAAGAGAAGATAATCCTGAACTGCAAGGAAAGAGACCTAGAGTAATAACTGCACTAGGTAGACTTATTAGACATTACATGAAAGAAACAGGTGATAGGGAGCCTACTTATCATAAGGTTCTTCTGTTATCTCTTGAGGAACTACTGGATAGAGGATGGCTATATTGTGATTTGTTCCCAAAAGATCAACATGGAGGTGATAGAGAAATACATGTTATTGAGATTAGAGCTAGAATTGTCCATTATGTTATTGAATCTGTAGCACAGACTATTGGCACTACTACTAGTTCTGATAGTATCTGCAATTCCAAAATGAAAGACACATTCATGTCTAACCATGAAAGAGCAGCCAATACACTTCTTGGGTCACATGCAACCATTTGCAAGTCTGCAGATGCCACTAAGTGGTGTCAAAGGCACCATGTCTCTAAGTTTTACTTTCTGATGACTAGAATTACAATGGGCTCTGGCCTAGAACCCCTACTACGCAGGTATTTTTCCCTGTGGACAAATAAGAGAATAGCCATACCAGATGATTTGGTAGCTATATTGGATTCAAACAAATCCTTAGTGACAGACAACAAAACCTTCATGAAACTTAGAGATGCTTACTGGAGAGGCTCTGATCCTTTTGTGACAGAGAGAACCAATCTTATGCTTAGTCCTGATGGTATGTGGCAAGGAATTACGCATAAAGTTAGTACTAACTTTCATAGTATACCACATGAGGCCATGAATGAGCTCATACATCAACATCTAGATCTAGCAGGCATAGAGAATGTGTATTCAAACATTCAAGGCAGTGATGATTCTGCAATGTGTATCAGCATTAAAACACATAATAAGAAGTCACATGTCCTAACAACAGTGATGCTGAAGTGGAAGGAGGAGTTATTCAAACATATCTCCATTTGGCCAAGTGAAGCAAAATCTAGCATTGGGACTTATGGGATGGTGGAGTATAATTCTGAGTGGTGGCTAGAGGGAAAGGTCATCAGGCCTACTTTTAGATGGGTGTCTGCAGCCCTAACAACATCTCTTACTGAAACCTTCTATGAGAGGGTACAGACATTTTACAACTTGATAACTCAGTGTCTAGAAACAGGGGGTTTTACCTACACCTGTGCTCTCTTACAGTTGTGCCAATCAGAACTACATTACAAGATGATAGGTCTAGATAATCATATTCTAGGTGATACTATGGCCAGAGAGATTCTATCTGCTGGTCATCCCTCAGTAGGTTACTTCCCTCTAGAATTTGACTTCAATTGTGGTCTCACAGGGTTTGATTTCACATTATTCTATCATGCATATAATAGATGGACCTACCTCCATGATGCAGATTGGGAGATGCTAAATCCAAGCTGCACATTAGAGTATGATAACAAGTTAGACAAGAGTCTTAGAGATAGCATGCGGACTGTAGAGATAAAATTTGGAAATGGCAAGTTACATGAAAGAGTGGTTAAGGAGACAGGTCTGGAAGATATAGAACAAGCTGTGGAAATCTTGGAGTCCCAGCCCGAGTGCCTATACTCCAGGTCAAGAAATTGGGTAGAGCAAGAAGCTAAGCTAGTAAGCAAGTTATTTGATAGAGGTGTCCGAGAATCCCTTAGTTCACATCAGAGTACAATTAGAAGTTTCTCAAGTTCATCTTATTTAATAAATAGACCTTGTTTTTCTGTAGGAAGGAGATTACTGGGCATGGGGCCGCATGAGAGAAAACCAGATAAGATGACACTAATGCAGGCTGCGTTCATCTTCAGCAGTAAGAGGGATGAGGTAAAAAAACTAAGCAGGGAATCATTGAATGATGTATTATCAAAGCAGTTTCTAAAATACAAACAATACACTGATCTATTGAGTAGTATACAGACATGGAGGAAAGGTATTCGTACAGTTGACTCATACATTAGATCAAGAGGGAAAGTTACTTACATAATGTGGGGGAAAGAAGAGCCCATTGATTTCCCTTTGACAGACATTGTCAGGCGGCAGTGGTTCCAACATAATACTGTGCATGTGTCTAGGACAGTATTTAAACAAATATGGTCTAAAACTAAAGCTTATTATAGGTTCCTAGAGGATAATCATGATTTAACCTGTTTGAATACAGGACTAGGGCCCATACCTTTGTGCTCTTTAATCAAGTCTGTAGAAAAGAAGGAGAGGAAAATAACCTTATGCGACACAACAGCAAAGAGAAGAGATTTCAATAATCTGGTGAGTAGGGTTTACTGGCCTGGGAAAAAATTGCTAAGTGGGTATGATGTTCATAGAGATTCCAATGATGCAATGAGCCTTATGAATGACCTTTACATGTCTGTGACTAGTCCCCTTGAGCGATCAGAGAAGTCCAGACTAGTTACTGACATATTGTTGAACAATAAGTTACTATCAACTAGTTATAATGAACTTCCGCCTAATCTACACAGGTTGAAATGCATGTCAAGATATATAAAAACTGGCAATAAAGAGGAAGCTCTCCTTAATATAGCATCTCTAAAGCTTGGTTCAGTTGGCTATTTCATTAAGAGGCAGGATAAGCAAAAGAAGTTCATCATGACTAAGTCTGGTCAGTATGTGTTGGCTGAGGAACCTATCTCTACAGGATTATGGTTAGGTACTGTGAATGGAATCCCAGTCAAAATAACCATGAATGGTAAAGTGTGCTCTAGAATTGATCTGAAGTATCTAGATGATACCCAACATTTGTCTAGCACACTAAACAGACTAGTCAGGGATTTCCATCTAGAGCCACCTTCTGAACAAACCAGTGACAATCCAGAGATATACCTTTCATCTGAAGGATCTTTTTTTGCAGCCAGAGGTAGTATAAAAAATAGTATATTGATAAAGAAGAATGAGCATATGTCAGATGTCACATCAGATAAATTAGGAGAAGGCATTTGGGTTATCACCTGCCATGAGTCGACTATAAGACTTCAAGTCAGAGTCTCTGATCATCAAGGTAATAGAGTGGATTGTACAATCCTCAATCACAGTTTGAGGAATAAGGACTGGTTACCTGGTAGGCCCTTTAGTAGAGCCGACATGTTTGATGATCATATCTTAAAAACATGGTTCTGTTCTGGGGTGATGGATCCTATGAGCTGTCTAAGACAGCTCAAGATTTCACCAAGATGGGGATCAGTATCTAAAACAATTAGTCAACTAAGAGAAAAAAAGAACATA